ATTATCAAAAAGTACCTCCCACTTATCAACCAGCAGGTTAATCGTTATCTACAGTTGATGGACTTTTACATCAACTTCAAACTCGATGAAGAGTTTAACGAGACAATTAAATCACCAATTCACGACAAGTTCTCGTATTCATCTTTTTCTGAGGGTGAGAAAATGAGAATTGACTTAGCCCTTCTCTTCACCTGGAGAGAAGTTGCGAGGTTCAAGAACTCTGCCAACACTAATCTTTTGATTATGGATGAAGTGTTTGACAGTTCTCTTGATGGTTTTGGTACAGATGATTTCCTGAAGATCATCAGATTTGTAATCAAAGACGCAAACATCTTTGTTATCAGTCACAAGACAGAGATGTACGACAAGTTTCAAAATGTGATAAAGTTTGAGAAGTTCAAAGGATTCAGTAGAATGGTGCCATGAACACACCAAACTGGCAACACCACTCCAAGAAGGAGCAAAAACGAAAACTCAAACCACAGGCATTGCGTCAAGCAAAAGCACGTTTGAAGCACTTTAAAAAGTGTCACATGGCCTCCCAGCAACGGGAGGTTTCTTCGTATAATGGGTACATACGAATGGTTCCCGATGTCCTTCCAAGAAGTCAAAGGCACTCTTGCTAAACTGCTGGCAACCGAAGATCTCATCATCGAGCACCGTCAGGTCTCTACAGCATCGTTTGATGTTGATCGTCGTCTCCTTACCCTGCCGATCTGGGATCGTGCTTCTGAGACCGTCTATGACCTTCTGGTAGCACATGAGGTGGGTCATGCTCTATTCACCCCCAATGAAGATGTGTGGGGTGTTCCTATGGGGTTCGTGAACATCACTGAGGATGCTCGCATTGAGAAGTTGATCAAACGCAAATATCCTGGTCTCCCTAAGACCTTCTATCGTGGGTATCAGGAAATGCAGGATGATGACTTCTTTGATATTGCTGATGAGGATCTGGATGCCATGAATCTGGCAGACCGTATCAATCTCTACTTCAAGGTTGGTTCGTTCGTCAAAATTAATTTCTCTGCCGAAGAACAGCAGTTTGTCAATCAAACTGCCGAAGCAGAAACTTTTGATGAAGCAGTTGAAGCTGCTAAGGCAATCTTCCTGTATATGAAGTCTCCTGAGGAGGAGAAGGTTGATGAAAGTCAGTCTGGTCAGGAAGGTGAGTCTGATCGTATCAATGAAGAAGGTCAAGATTCTGAAAGCAACGAATCAACTGACGACAACGATCCCCAACTGGATACGCCTAGTTATCAGAGTGGTGACAACTCTGGTGATGTTGATGAACTCAATGCCAAGAGTGGGTTTGAGGATGAACTGGAAGATGAACTGAAGACCCAAGATGCCTTTGATGATAAGTTGTCTGGTCTCAGCAACCGTAGCACTGAGTATCATTATGTCTCTCGTCCCAAACTGAAACTTGATCGTCTGATTACCAAGAACGATTATATTCATCGTAATATTGATCTGTGGTGGAAGCAGATTGAAACTGAGACTTGCTTTGATGAAGTTGATGCTTTCTACAAAGAGTTCAAGAAGTCTGCTCAGAAAGAAGTCAACTATCTGGTGAAAGAGTTTGAGTGCCGTAAGGCAGCAGATGCTTACTCCCGTTCTTCTACTGCTCGCACTGGAGTGCTGGATTGTACTAAACTCCACACCTACAAGTTCAACGACGATCTGTTCAAGAAAGTGACCGTTGTTCCTAATGGTAAGAACCATGGTCTCCTTTTTATTCTTGACTGGTCTGGTTCCATGAACAGCTGCTTGCTGGACACCATGAAGCAACTGTATAATCTGATCTGGTTCTGCCGTAAGGTGAACATTCCTTACGATGTTTATGCCTTCACCATTGACAATCCTGGTTTCTTCCTCAATCCTGATGAACCCACCTACATTGAGGAAGAGAACTGCTTTGCTCTGCCCGAAAGGTTTGGGTTGATGAATTTCTTTACCAGCAGTGTCAACAATGCTGAGTCGGAGAAGCAAATGCTGAATATGTGGAGGACTGTGTGTGCCATCTCTAGTGGTTGGAACAGTTGGAAAGGTCATCGCATTTATACTTCCTATCCTCAACCTCCCTTTCTCGGTCTCTCTGGCACTCCTCTGAACGAAAGCATCCTGTGCCTCTATGACATCATTCCCAAATTCATTAAGCAGCACGGTCTTCAAAATGTGAACTGTGTCATCTTGACCGATGGTGAAGCACAACCTCTTCACCGTCACTTCTGGTACAAGTATCGTGATACTGAAGGTGGTCGTTGGGGTATTCGTACCTGTGATAACGGCAATGTTGTCTTGCGTGACCGTAAGACTGGCACTATGACCAAGTTTCCTTATGAGTACTGGAAGTTTACTCAGGTCATGCTTGAGAATCTGAAACTCAACTTCCCCAATGTCAATCTCATTGGCATTCGTGTTGCTGGTAGTGCCGATGCCAAACGCATGGTTCGTATGCACTGCAACCACAACTTTGACAAAGTTGATCCTATCTGTGCTAAACTTACAAAAGAAAAAACTGTATCTCTTTCCAATACTGGATATGACTCTTATTTCTTGATTGTGTCTAGTGCACTTTCTAATGATTCTGAGTTTGAAGTTGCTGAAGATGCTACTAAGAGTCAAATTCGTTCTGCTTTTAGGAAGTCTTTGGCATCTAAGAAAATGAATAAAAAAGTCCTGAGTGAATTTATCGAGCTAGTGGCATGAATGTAATTGATCAAAATAAAGTCTTTAGGAAGTATGATTTTAGTTCCTTCATAACAAGAGAAGACGACAAAAACGCATGTAATATTATTAAGAATATTATTGATAGTGGTAATTACTTTACCAATAGTCCGAAGTATCAAACAAGAGAAAATCTCTTTGCCCGTTCTGAAGATGTATGGTTAAAATATAGGAATACATTTTTGGTTGCTTGTTTCACTTATCTTGGAAAAGAAGTTAGGGTAGGTAATAGGAAGTCGTGGAGTTTCATGACGAACTTAGAAGGTGCTGAAGAACGTGATAAGTTGTGGCACCACCATTGGCATCCCAGTGAACGGGGTATGAAAATGCTTAGTGGTCTGTGGTATCTGGATATTCCAGATGATGTTGAGAACATGGATTTATGTGGAACTGAAATAGCACCACACGGACCACGTAGAGGTGGTGAGTTCTTTGTTAAACCCACATTTGGAAACTGGTTAATCTATCCATCAGATCAGTGGCATCGTCCTGGCATTGTTCAAAGCAATCAATATCGTTTTGTTCTTGCCGTAGATTTGGAATACTATCCATAGACAGTCTTGATACTGGCACACATGGTGGTCATGGTACTCCTTTCGGGATTATAATGTATACATACCAATGAGGTTCGAAATGACCACCCGTTTGAACACCGAAAACCTTCTTGTCGAACTCCGTGGTTTGTACGGTAACAATGTTACCACTGCTGACCTGCGTGCTTACTGTGCTATGAACGGTGTTTCATATCCTACCGTGACCAAGAAACTTGAAGACTACAAAGACGGTCGTGGTAAATGGAATTTGACCGTTGCTGAAAAACTAGAACAAAACTATAACGCACCCTCTGCTTTGCCTGCTGTAGAACAAAATCTCATCCCTGAAAAAGATGATACCTTCGTCAAGTTTGGTAATTTTGCTGATCTTAAAAAAATTATTCAGTCCAATCTTTTTTATCCTACGTTCATTACGGGTCTTTCGGGTAACGGTAAAACGTTCAGTGTGGAGCAAGCATGTGCTCAACTGGGTCGTGAGTTGATCCGTGTAAACATTACTATTGAAACTGATGAAGATGACCTTATCGGTGGGTTTAGGCTTGTTGATGGGAACACTGCATGGCATAACGGTCCCGTCATCGAAGCACTCGAACGTGGAGCAGTCCTTCTCCTTGACGAGATCGACCTGGCTTCCAATAAGATCCTCTGCCTTCAGTCCATTCTAGAAGGTAAGGGTGTCTTCCTTAAGAAGATTGGCAAGTGGGTCAAACCTTCTGCTGGTTTCACTGTGGTTGCTACTGCCAACACCAAGGGTAAAGGTTCTGACGATGGTCGTTTCATCGGCACCAATGTGCTCAACGAAGCATTCCTTGAACGTTTTGCTCTGACTTTTGAGCAAGAGTATCCTCCTACCACCATTGAGTCTCGCATCCTGAACAAGATTTGTGAAGACGAAAAGTTCTGTACTCATCTTGCTACTTGGGCAGACATCATTCGTAAAACCTTCAAAGAAGGTGGTGTGGATGAAGTGATCAGCACTCGTCGTTTGATTCATATCATCAAGGCATATAGCATCTTTGATGATAAAGTCAAGGCAATCAACCTCGGTCTCAATCGTTTCGATGATGAAACCAAGCAAGCATTCATGAGTCTGTATGATGCTGTTGATGGTGATGTTGACGTAAAGACGGAGGTTTGATAGAATGGTTAATGCTTGGAGTTTGCTTTATGATCACATGAATAATGAAAATGATTTTCAGGCACTAGATGATGCCTATAATAATTACCTTGACAAATTGAACTCATTTGAAATTCAAACTGCTGTACCTGTGGCACCAGAACAACTAAAAACAAAACCTAACTGGAAGTATCACGAAGATCTTACCATTAAAGAAATCGAAGATTATATTACCCGTACATATTCTGCCCACTACTCCTCTAAGATTCAAACTCTAGATCTTATTGAATCTGTGGGTGATGCTGAGGCATTCTGCCGCAGTAACATTCTTAAGTATGCCTCTCGTTATGATAAGAAAGGAAGTGCTAAAATGGATATCATGAAGATCATCCACTACGCAATTCTTCTCTACCACTTCTCTGGACAAAACAATGAAATTGAAGCCCCCTATGAAACTTTCTGATAAGACTCTCACCCTGCTCAAGAACTTCTCTTCTATCAACCAGTCCATCCTGGTCAAAGAGGGTTCCAAACTTCGCACCATCAGTGTGATGAAGAATATCCTGGCGGAGGCAGAAGTCACTGAAGAGTTTGATCGTGACTTTGCTATTTACGATCTCAGTCAGTTTCTGAACGGTCTGTCCCTTCACCAGAATCCTGAACTTGATTTTCAGAACGATTCGTATTTGGTGATTCGTGAAGGTAAGTCTCGTGCTAAGTTTGCCTTTGCTGATCCTAGTGTCATCGTGGCACCACCCGAGAAGCAGATTGATCTACCCACTCAGGATGTTTGCTTCCAACTGGAAAGCACTCAACTGGACAAACTGCTGAAAGCAGCACAAGTCTATCAACTGCCTGACCTTGCTGTTGTTGGTGAAGCAGGTGTCATCAAACTGGTTGTTCGTGATAAGAAGAACGACAACTCCAACCAGTTCGAAATCGTTGTCGGTGAGACTGATAAAGAGTTCACTTTCAACTTCAAGGTTGAGAACATCAAGATTGTCCCTGGTTCTTACGATGTTGTAATCTCAAGTAAACTTTTGTCACGGTTCACCAATAGTTCCTATAACTTGAATTACTACATAGCTTTGGAACCAGACTCTACCTACAATGGCTAACTGGGAAGTGAAATACATTTTACCAGAGTACGGCACAAAGTACTTCTACGGTGAGATTCAAGCAGAAAATCAAGTAGAAGCAGCAAGATTATTTCAGGCAATGGTGCCAAAATGTAAAATTATTGGTGGTGCCAAACGTTTATGAAACATATTTTGTTCACCCTTAAAGGGTGTAGCATGGTTCTCCTTGACGATGAAAAATATGTCAGGGATGTTGTTTATCATGCTAGTGTAAAATGTAAGTCCACCCTGCTTGCTTTAAACTCTCATAAGTTCGATCCTCAAGGTGTGACTTGTGTTGCCATGCTTGCCGAGTCACACATTAGCATCCATACTTGGCCAGAGAATGGTATGGCAGTATGCGATGTCTTTACTTGTGGAGATCACACTACACCTCATGATGGTGTAGAATATATGAAACAGATGCTTCATGCGTCTGATATTATTTCCAACGAATTTGTTCGTCCACTTGAGTAACTATTGATGTCTCGTAATGAATTTCTTTGGGTCGAGAAGTATCGTCCCAAAACTATTGATGAATGTATTCTGCCAGAGCAAACCAAAGAAACCTTCAAGGAGTTTCTAGAGAAGGGAGAGATTCCTAATCTGCTCTTGGCAGGTCCTCCTGGCATTGGTAAGACCACGATTGCCAGGGCAATCTGTGAGCAACTAAAATGCGACTATATTATTATCAACGGATCTGATGAGGGAAGATTTCTTGACACGGTGCGGAATCAGGCAAAGAACTTTGCTTCGACCGTCTCTCTTTCTGCTGACGCAAAGCACAAAGTCATCATTATTGACGAAGCTGACAACACGACCCACGATGTACAGCTCCTCTTACGGGCAAATATTGAGGCATTTTATAACAACTGCCGATTCATCTTTACCTGTAACTTCAAAAACAAAATCATCGAACCACTTCATTCTCGATGTGCCGTGGTCGATTTCTCTATCAGTGGAAAGCAAAAACCTGCCATTGCAGCAGAGTTCTTCAAACGACTCAAAACCATCCTGGATAAAGAGGGTGTTGAGGCAGATCAAAAGGTTCTTGCCGAACTGATCAATAAGCACTTCCCTGACTGGAGACGGGTGCTCAA